CTTAACTATAGAACAATTAATAGAATTAAAAAAGAAATTAGACAGTATATCTTTATAATAGTTTGAAGTTTTGCAATTGATTGTGATATTTATAAGAAATAAACATTTAAGTTATGGAAAACAGTCAAAAATTTAGCGCAGAAGAGTTAGATCAAATTAAAAAAATACAAGAAAAGTATAGTATTTTAGGAGTAGAGTTAGTGCAATTAAAACTAACACTAAAAAGCACCAAGGATTATCTAGCAGCACTGAACAATCAAGAGGCATTAATAGAGGGTCAAATCATAGAGACAAACACAGAAGAAAAGAATTTAGCTAAGGCGTTAGATACAAAATACGGAGCTGGATCACTAGATCTTGAATCAGGCGTATTTACACCACAGGAAAAGAAGAATAATTAGTAAAAAAGTAAGGTTTCGAGTTTCGTTGTTATATTTATATATAAACAATAAAAAAATAATAATAAACAATGGCAGAAAGAATAGTTAGCCCAGGAGTATTTACGAACGAAAAAGATTTATCGTTCTTACCGGCAGGAATCGCAGCAATCGGTGCAGCAGTAGTAGGTCCAACAAGTAAAGGACCAGCTTTTGTACCAACAATCATAACCAGCTTTGATGACTTCATTGCGAAGTTTGGAGGTTTAAGTGAAGAGACATATGTACCTTACACAATAAAAAGCTACCTTAGAAGTGCAAGCACAGTAACCGTTGTAAGAGTATTACAAGCTGGTGGATACAATGCAAATTCACTACAAATCATAGCAACATCTGGAACTCCAACTATAAGTAAATTGGTTGGTGTTGTTATGCCAACTACAACAGTAGGTAGTTCAACTGGAAAGGGATTTGAAAAAACTTCATGGGCAGTTGCAACTGCAAGTTTATCTGGATCTTATGGTATTACTTTATCAGGTTCAGGTGTAACAGCACAAGCAATTACAGCATCAGCAGTACCTTCAAGTGTAAATTCATTTACAAATGTATTAGGAACCTCAGTTAAAGGTGCTAAAAAAGGACATATGTATGTGTGGTTTAGTGATTATTTAACAAGCGTTAATGCATTAGCAGGTGCAACAATCTCATTTGTATCAGAATCAGCAAATGCATTAGTTAATTTATCAGGTTCAGCAGGTAATTATAGCCCAGCTTCAACACCATATATACAATCACAAATAATAGGTGGTGAAAAACTCAACTTATTTCAATTCTACACATTAGCAGATGGTGATGACACAAACACATCATATAAAATAAGCGTAATTAATAACGTAATCCCAGGTACAGATCCAGGTTCTGATTATGGATCTTTCACTGTTGTGGTAAGAGATTATACAGATACAGATCAAAGACCAATAATATTAGAAAGCTACAGCAATCTTAATTTAGATCCGGATTCAGCAAATTACATTGCTCGTAAAATTGGAGATAAAGCTTACACTGTAGATTCATCTGGTGTTGTATCAATCACTGGTGATTATGACAACGTATCAAAATACATTAGAGTATCGGTAGATTCTGCCGTATCAACTAAATCAATAACAGCAAATGTTAAACCGTTCGGATTTGCAACACTGGTACAACCAGTATCATCAAGCTTTGCATTCCCAACAGCATCTTACATAACAACCAACACAGTCATTAATAACACCTACAATAAAAAAGCTTATTATGGTTGGGATTACACAGCAGCAGATAACAGCAACTATTTGAAACCATTAGCTCAAGGAACAACTACAAACGGCTCAGCATTCAACTTGGATGAATGTTTTGTACATCCAAGTGCATCAAAAGCAAATACCAATTCAACATTTGTTGGTGGTTCAAGCATATCAGGTTCAACTTTCACAGGATTAGACGTAACAACTTTCTTGAAATTTTCAGTGCCATTGCAAGGTGGTTTTGATGGTATGGATCCAGCTATAGTTAAAAAAGTAGGTGCAGATATTACTAGTACAAACTTGTTTGGTATGAATTGTAGTACAGCTGCATCAGCAGGATCAGTTGGATACATTAAAGCACTCAACGTAATAAGCAACTCAGACGAATATGATATTAACATGATTGTAACTCCAGGTGCAACAATCGCAGATCACTCTTCAATCATTAATAAAGCAATTGAAGTTGCTGAAGATAGAGGTGATACTTTTGTAGTAGCAGATCCAGTAGTACAAGGACAATCAGCAGCAGCAGCTGTAGCAGCAGTATCTGATAGTGGAATTGATTCAAATTACGTAGCAACATACTGGCCATGGGTTAAAATAATTGACACTGACAAAAACAAACCAGTTTGGGTACCACCAAGTGTTGTTGTACCTAGAGTAGTAGCTTATAACGATACAGTAGCTTATGAGTGGTTTGCACCAGCTGGATTAAATCGTGGAGGTGTAAGTGAGGCAGTTGATGTAGAATTAAAATTAAACCAAGCTACACGTAACGATTTATATGAAAACAAAATCAATGCAATTGCAACTTTCCCAAGCCAAGGAGTTTGTATATGGGGTCAAAAAACATTACAAGCTAAACCATCAGCTTTGGATAGAATTAACGTGAGACGATTAATGATTACTATGAAAAAGTATATTGCATCAGCAAGTCGTTACTTGGTATTCGAAAACAACACTACAGCTACACGTCAAAGATTCTTAAATATTGTAAACCCTTACTTGGAAACAGTAAAAGCTCGTCAAGGTTTATATGCTTTCAAAGTGGTAATGGATGAAACAAACAATACACCTGATGTAATCGATAGAAACATCATGTATGGTCAAATCTACTTACAACCAGCAAAAGCAGCTGAATTTATCGTACTAGACTTTAACATTCTTCCAACGGGAGCATCATTCACAAACGCATAAATCATTTAACCTACACCTTTATATAGATCTCTTATGATTTTTTAAAGGTGTAGACTATTTATTAATAAATAACAACATGGCAAATTTAATAGAAAACAGCGAAATATTTTACACCCCCTACGAACCGAAAGTTCAACATAGGTTCATTCTACAAATTGATGGTATTCCATCTTTCATTTGTAAAAAAGTATCTCGTCCAATGATTGAATGTGGAGAGGTGATATTGGACCACATTAACATTCAACGCAAGCTGAAAGGTAAGTGCAAATGGGGTGATATTACATTATCTCTTTATGATCCAATTGTACCATCAGGTGCTCAAGCAGTAATGGAGTGGGTTAGAACAGCTCACGAATCAGTAACTGGTAGAGATGGATATGGTGACTTTTACAAAAAGAACTTTGATATTTTTGTACTTGGACCAGTAGGTGATAAAGTTGAAAACTGGAAAGTTTGGGGTGCTTATATCAAAACAGCAACATTTGGTGATATGGATTGGTCTACAGAAACTCCAGTAGAGATTGCTCTTACATTGGGAATCGATTATGCGGTGCTAGAATTTTAATCAAAAACAGCATTAACAAATAAAAAAACAATGAAAATAACAGAATTTAGAAAATTAATCCGTGAAGAGGTTAGAAAAGTAGTAAAAGAGGCAAATGTAACAATGTCTGGAGATTATAATGACTCAGACTTTACAGGTCCTGCTAAAAAAGCCTCTTTAGCCTATTTAAAAACTCCAGAAGGTGCGAAAGCAGCTAAAATATTTAAGTCACTTGTAACCAAGGACTTTGATTCGGTTGATTTAACAAAAGCTATCAAAGCATGTAAATTTAAAAAAATGAATGATTTCAAGGCAGCTGCAAAAGCAGGTGGATTAGAAATAGATGGTTTAGGTAATGTAGATAACGAAGGTAATGGAGATTTCGAAGTAATGAATGACACATACACTGATGAGGGAGCTGCAATTGCATTTTTTGATGATAAATTTTACAGTGTAGGATAAGTTAAAAACAATCAAAAAAATGAAAATATCAGAATTTAGAAAACTAATCCGTGAAGAGGTTAGAAGAGTAGTAAATGAAGACGCAGCTTTAGTAGGTCAAATAGCATTAGGTGTTGCTGGTGGTTTAGCAGGATTATGGGCAATAGTTAAAGGTGCTAAAATAGTAGGTGCTGTTCTAGGTTCTGCAGCAGAACAGCTTGGTAATAAGTTAGAAGCAAAAGCAAAGCAAGCAATAACAAAAGCTAACAAACAAACAGTATTACAAATTATTAAGAAGTTTGAAGGTGATACTAAGTTAGTTGATATGTACAAAGCATTACCAGCATACACTGAGTATCCCAAAACACAAAAAGCAGTAGCAGGTAATAAGGATCGCACTAAACAATTAAAGTTAATTGCAGATTATGTTAAGAACAAGCTAACACCAGAAGAGATGCAGTACTTTACGGATATTTCAGCCACATTGAGAAACAATAACACAAATTTATAAAACAAAAAGTGAAATTAACAGAATTCAGAAAACTAATTCGTGAAGAAGTTAAAAAGGCAATAAGCTTAAACGAAGAAGAATTTGCAGGTTTAGAACCAATACGAATACTTCGTCCGGAACGAATAAAAGATGCATATATTGATATCATATTAAAAGGATTAAACGACAAAACAATAGA